TAACCAGATCCACTATTTCCAATACTAACTGAACTAATAGTACCTAAACCAGATACAACAGCAGTACCACCAGCAGCTACTAATGGCTGATAACCTAAACCTTCTGTAGATCCAACAGAAACAATAACACCTCCAAGAGGTACATTAGAACTATTAGGATCAGATGCTACTGATGAAATAGAACCAGTGAACTGAATACTTGTAATTCCTACACTTTCTATTAAAGTATAATCTCCAGAAACATGAACCCCACCAGTATATCTTTGTGGACCTTGAGCTATTTGGTTAACTAAAACAATAGAATTACTGGTAGAAAATCCTGTTATATTACTTCCTCCAGATTGAAGGGTAAATTCAGTACTTAAACCAGTAAAATTACCAGAAATATCATCAAAAATATAATTACCAGAATAAGGTTCATTAGCACTATCAGTAATACCAGACCTCATAAATGATCTTCCATTAAAGCTGGAATGAGTAGCAACACCTACCCAATCTCTTTCATCTGGTTCATTTGTAGTGGTTGATATAGGAGTTAATCCAACAGGAGCAGTAAAGAAGTTAACACTACTATCTACAATATTATATGATCCTTCTACCTTAGTAATTAAAGTTCCATCACTATGAACTGCTGATTGAGTTCCCATCCAAGGTCTAGTAACTAATAAAACGTTAGTAGCACCCAATCCAACAGAATCAACCTTCATAATTTCATCACCAATTTTCAACATATCTCCACCAGTGATAGATGTAATACCAGATAATTTAATCTTATCTGTAGTAGCAGATACATCAGCACTAATAGTTGTAGTTACAGCAGTAGAAACTATTGGAGATTGGATAACATTATCAATACTTAATATACATCTTGAGTTTTGCTTCTTAGAAGTAAAGGAATGAGAAGTTCCAACACCAACAGCGGTAATATCCAAATAAGTAGGTGTAGTCTTTAATGCATTTTCTGCAGAAGTAGCAAGTCTAAGAGTAGAATCATCAACCTTAACAGCATAAACTGTAGAAGGCATTTTATCTGTAGTACCATACCCAGGTATAGATTGTGAGGTAATTTCAATAGCAGAAGTAGTACCAGATCCAGTATATCTGTAAGATAACTCCTCTCCAGTAACAAAGTAATGATCAGGTATTCTAATTGTATCTTCAGTTAAACTAACTGTAGTAGTGGCACTTCCAACAAAGTCTCTCTTAAAGATTGGTAGTTGTCTATGCTTAAGTTCAAATGCTCTCTTAACATCAGTCTCAGTAGCAGTATAAGCACCAAATCCAGTATCAATAGTAGCATTAGTTAAATCTATTTCAGTATTTTCATTTGCCTCATCAACTAGTCTTAAAGCAGCTTGGAATACCCTAACCTGAACATTAGCACTGGCTATAGGAGTAAATGTTAATGTAGTATAATCTCCAGAAATAGCAGCACCAAAATCACCAAGGTTGGTTACTGTTTGGTTTATAGCATATTCTGTTATATAAGAAGTAGTACCATCATCTACTACTATGACTTCTGATATCTGATAATGA